CTGGGCCGGGACTGGGAGTACACGCCGATCGTGGTGCCGCCGGATGAGGCGCAGTTCCTGAATGCGATGCAGATGAACGCGACGCAGATCGCGGCGATCTACGGGGTGCCCGCGCACAAGGTCGGCGGGGCGACGTCCACGGGTGACATGCGGTACTCGAACGTGGAATCGGAGCAGATCGGTTTCATCCAGGATTCCCTGGACCCGTGGCTGGTGCGGCTGGAGGAGGCGCTGGCGGAGTACCTGCCGGCGTCGCAGTACATGCAGTTCAACCGGGACGCCAGGTTGCGGATGACGCCGGAGACGCGGTGGAACGTGTACCGGACGGCGCGGGATGTCGGGGTGATGACGCAGAACGACGTGGCCCGGGCGGAGGGCCTGCCGCTGGTGAGCAGCGCGGTCGGGGATGACCCGTTGCCGTTGCAGGTGCTGGTGGCGATGGCGCGGGGGATCAAGGAGATCCCGAAGTCGTTCGAGAACCTTGTCACCGAAAGCCCGGCGGACACGCTGGCCAGGGAGCAGGCGCTCACCCTGGCGAAGGAGGCGCAGGTGGCGCAGCCGCCGCCGCCGATCTACCCCACGACGCAGGCCCCGGCCGCGAGCAACGGGCAGGCGTCCCCTAACGGTAAGCAGCCGGTAAACCAAGGAAACGGAAACGGGCATGGCTGACAGCAGCAGCAGCAAGAAGCCGTACGGCAACGTCACCTATGCCGACCCCAAGAACGGCAAGTACCCCATCGACACCGAAGAGCACATCCGGGCGGCGTGGGCGTACATCAACATGCCGAAGAACGCCTCGCAGTACCCGATGAACGGTGTCACCCTGTCCGAGGTGAAGGACCGCATCCGGGCCGCGATGAAGAAACTCGGCGCGGACGTGGCCAGTGACAACGGCGGCCGGTCGCACGGCGGGGAGACGGAGCGGCGGTTCACCCCCGGCGTGATCGAGGTCCGCACGGCGGCGGACGGGCAGCGGATCGGCGGGTACGGGGCGGTGTTCGACGTGCTGTCCCGCAACCTCGGCGGGTTCGTGGAGAAGGTGGGCACCGGGGCGTTCAACCGGTCCCGGGCGGACAGCTGGCCGAACGTCGTCTGCCGGTACAACCACGACCCGAACATGGTCCTGGGCACGTCCGCCAGCGGGTACCTGCAGCTGTCCACCGACGGGGTCGGCCTGGACTACTCGGTGCTGCCGCCGCAGTCCCGCGCGGACATCCTGGAGCTGGTGGAGCGCCGTGACATCCGGTTCTCCTCGTTCGCGTTCCGCTGCGCGGCCGGCGGCGACGAGTGGTCCACGACGGACCAGAACTACCCGATGCGGGTCTTGCACGATGTGGAGCTGGTGGACGTGGCGCCGGTGCTGGACCCGGCGTACCCGGACGCGACCGCGGGGCTGCGGTCGCTGGCGGCGGCGATGTCCGCGCCGCTGGAGGAGGTCCGGTCGATGGCCGCGGCGGATGAGCTGCGCCGGTTCTTCGCCCGCACCGACCGGCCGTCGTACCAGCCGAAGGTCACCGGCGCGGCGGCGATGATGAAGCTGATGGAGAAGCGGTTCGGCCCCCCGCTGGACTGACTTCCCCGCAGGACAACTGAATAGCGGTTTCAGGCAACGCAACCGAGGCCGCGCACGGCAACCATTCACCCACCCTTGGAAGGGAGCAGCCGCCGTGGCAAGCGAGGTTGCGAAGCGCCTGCAGGACCGCAGGCAGTCGTTGTGGGCCGAGGCCCGCAAGTACGTGGAGGACGCGGCCACCGAGAACCGTGACATGACCCCGGAGGAGCAGGGGACGTGGGAGCGGCTCATGGAGGAGATGGACCGCGTCGACGGGCAGCTCGAGGGCGTCCTGACCGCGGAACGGCGCCAGTCCGACACGGACAAGGCGTTCGACGCGATCGGCCGCCGCCCCGCCGAGTACCGCCGCGGCACCGACGGGTACTCCCACCCGGCGGATTCCGACGGGCGGGACATCAACGCGGAGATCCGCGCGCTGATCCGCGGCGCGCAGGGCGCAGCCCGGTCGCTGGAGGTGAAGCACCAGGGCGGCACGTTCGGCATGGAAGAAGTCCGTACCCTGCTGTCGAACTCCGGCACCGGCACCGGCGTGGTCCCGACGGACTTCTACGACCGCCTGATCGCCTACCTGATCGAAGTGTCGGGCATCATGCAGGCCGGGCCGACAGTGCTGAACACCAGCGGCGGCGAGACGCTGCAGATCCCGAAGGCGACCGCGCACGTGTCCGGTGCGGTATTTGGCCAGGGCGCGCAGATCACCTCGGGTGACCCGACGTTCGCGCAGACGACCCTGTCGGCGTACAAGTACGGCCGCACCATCTACGTGGCACGCGAGCTGATCGACGACAACTCCGTGGACCTGCTGGGTTACCTGGCGATGCAGGCCGGCCGCGCGGTGGGGAACGCGTTCGGGTCGGACCTGATCCTCGGCGCGGGCAGCACCGTCCCCTCCGGGCTGACGTTCGCCACCTCCGCCAGCCCGGGCGTGACGGGCCCGACGACCGCCACCGGCCCGACCGGGGTCAACTGGGTCACCGGCGGCCCCACGTACGCGAACCTGGTGGACATGGAGTACTCGGTGATCGCCCCGTACCGCCAGTCCAGGTCGTGCTATTGGATGTGCGCGGACAAAACAGTGGCTGTTTTGCGGAAGCTCACCGACACGGTCGGGCGGCCGGTGTGGGAACCGTCCACGGTCCTCGGGTCGCCGGACCTGCTCCTGGGAAAGCCCTTGGTGGCCGACCCGTACGTCCAGTCGGTCGCCACCGGGAACTTCTCCCTGTTCTTCGGCGACTTCGCCCAGTTCTTCGTCCGATTGGTGGGCGGGATACGGTTCGAGCGGTCCGACGACTTCAAGTTCGACACGGACCTGATCAGCTTCCGCTGCCTGCTCCGCGGCGACGGAACCCTCGTCGATACCACGGCGGTCAAGGCGTTCAAGGGCGGCTGACCCCCAACGCTGGCGCGCGCCCCGGGTTCATGGGTGCGCGGGGCGCGCGCCAGGCAAGCTAACCCTGTTCCAGTGGAAGGGATAACCCGATGGCGAACCTGCCTCCGCATCAGACGCCCGATGGTGGCGGTAGCGACGAGAGCCAGTCGCCGCCGCAGGCCGCGACCGGCGTGAAGATCGCCGGCCTGGACCCGACGCTGGAACCGGGGAACTACGCGGATTCCCTGTTCGGCGTCGCCCTCCCGCAGGGCACCGGTGCCCCCGGCGGCCCCGGCGCGGCGAACCAGCCGGACCCGACGCTGGAGGACGGGCAGAACTACGAGGGGATCTCCGGGCTGACCCCGGCGCAGACCGCGGACACCGGCTCCCCCGGCAGCATGGGCGCGCAGAACCTGCCGGGCGGCGCTGACACGATCACGTACACGCGGCCGGGGTCGGCGATCTCGGGGACGAACAAGACCGACACCGTGCAGGACAACATCTCCGGTCACAACGACTGGACGCAGGCGATCGACGGCTCGTACGGCGGTGGCCCGCAGCTGCCGGGGGTGGCGGGGAACATGCCGGACGGGACCGGCGCGGGCGGCGGCCGGGTGCTGCGCGGCGGCCGGGCGGTGGGCTAGCCGTGCAGGATCTGTCGGGGCTGCCGCTGGCGAAGACGGCGCTGTGGGTGTCGTCGATGTCCGGCGGGAACACCACCAGCTCGAACGCGAACGCGATGTCGGCGCCGGGGTCGGTGCCGGTGGACCCGATGCCGGCCGCGAGAGACACAGCGGATCCGGCGGTGGGGCCGATGGAGGACATCCCGGTGGGGAAGCTGGCGGAGCGGATCGATAACTCTTACAGCCCGTCGCCGGTCACGTGGAAGGGGACCCCCAGTGCCTGACGCACCTGACCCGATCGTGTCGCCCCCGGGGCGGGACTGGCAGCCGTATGACACCTCCGACGGGTCCGGCGACGCCGGCGGGTGGGCGAAGGTGGGCGACAGCCCCCCGGGTGGCTCGCAGGCCCTTCAGCACGGACTACGGGGACGGGCCGGGGCCCTGGCAGCAAACCTGATCCCGCTGTTCAAGGTTCACGTCCCGCCGCGGGAGGAACTTCTCCCGGCGCTCGCTGAGACCCTGTACAGCGGCCAGGTGGGGCAGGGGCCGAAGGTGGAGGAGTTCGAGGCGGCCCTGGCCCCGGTCGTCGGGAACCGGAACGTCCTCGCCGTCAACAGCGGCACATCAGCGCTGCAGTTGGCGCTCCGCCTGGCGGGGGTCCGCGGCGGCAGTGTGGTGACGACGCCGATGACGTGCGCGGCGACGGTGCTACCGGTGCTCGCCGAAGGGGCGCGCCCGGTGTGGGCGGACATCGACCCGGCCACCGGGAACATTGACCCGCTGGACGCGGAGCGGAAATTGGCCGCCGACACGCGGGCGGTCCTGGCGGTGCACTGGGGCGGGCAGCCGTGCGACATAGGCGCGCTCACAGACATCGGCCGCCGTCATGGGCTCCCGGTGATCGTGGACGCCGCGCACGCCCTCGGGGCGTCGTGGCGCGGGGAACCCGTCGGCGCACCGTCGGCGGACTTCACCTGCTTCTCACTGCAGGCGATCAAGCACATCACCACCATCGACGGCGGCATCCTCACCACCAGGGACGCGGCGGACTACCGGCGCGGGAAACTGCTGCGCTGGTACGGCATCGACCGGGACGCCGAGCAGGCGGACGCCCGGGTGGACGCGGACATCCCCGAATGGGGCTACAAGTTCCACATGAACGACGTGGCCGCCACCATCGGCGTCGCCCAGCTGGCGCACCTGCCGCGGGTGCTGAAGGCGCACCGCGGCAACGCGGCGTTCTACGACGACGCGCTGTGCGGCCTTATGCAGGCCGCGCCGGCGCGGCGGTACTCGGAGGGCGCGTGGTGGCTGTACACGCTGCTGTGGCGCGACGGGGCGCAGCGCGCGGCGTTCCAGGCGCACATGCGCGCCCGTGGGATTCAGGTGTCGCGGGTCCACGGCCGGCTGAACCGGCTGACGTGCTTCCGCGAGTTCGCCGCGGGCCCGCTGCCGGGCGTGGACGAGTTCTTCGAGCGCGAGTGCTGCATCCCCGTCCACTGGGCGCTGTCCGAGACGGAACGCCGCCGGGTGGCGGATGCGGTGATCGAGTTCGCGGAGAAACGATGATCACGTTCGGCGTCATTGACGGCCTGGAGGCCGCCGAAGACCTGCGGGTGCTGCGGAACGAGTGCGCCGAGTGGATGACGAGGGACACCTCCCAGATCACCCCGGGGCAGCAGCGGGCATTCTACGAGCAGAAGATCGCCACCGGGAAGGTGGAGGGCTTCCTCATGTTCGACGACGAGCCG